CCCAGAGTCTACAAGAAGAAGGATAAGATTGATCCCCGCAAGCAGTCCCAAGGGATCAGCCCCAACTTCGTCCATAGCTTAGACGCAGCACACATGATGCTCACCGTTCTAGGGTGCATGGAGGAGGGTGTCGAGTCCTTCGGGATGATTCATGACAGCTTCGCTACCCACGCTGCTGATGCTCCGACCATGCAGAGGGTATTGAGAGAAGCCTTCGTCATTATGTATAAGGACGATGCGCTGGCTGACTTCTGTGAGCAGATCAAGGGACAGGTTGACGATGGCTTGGCTGATGAAGTCGCTAGAATCCAGCCACCTAAGAAGCGTAACCTCAAACTGGAGGAAGTATTCAACTCACCGTATTTCTTCGCATAAGTGCTGTTTAGTCGGTTTAAACGGCCCATTCTAGAAACAACTAGAGCCATCTCAGCAATGGGATGGCTTTAGTTTTTTGTTCTAAGGGTATGTTCCTTTCACTACTAATCAAGGAGGTTTAAGGTGAAACCAAAATGTTGTGGTAAGAAAATGAGTGACGTTGGGGCAGTCCGCAACACTATCTTCCGCTGTCCCATGTGCGGAAGGGTAAAGGTGGTGCGCTATGGCTAACGGTAACAAAGTTGTAGGAAGGATGAGGCTATTGCGGAAGGCTATAGACGTGATCTTTAGATACCACACAAATCACGTCTCCAAAGTCTCAGGCAGAATGTGTCCCTGTACCATCTGTCAGGACGCTAGTCTTCTATTTGACGAAATACGGGCTCACACACGAGCCGAAGAATTCGCGAAAGGAGGTGTAGATAAAGACAGTTAATTTTTTTTTAACCTAACACACACAGGAGGACTCATTACATGAGTGCAAAAAGAAAAGCGTATGTGACTCCGGTAGGAACCGCCAAGTTCGCATGGCTTACCAAAGCTGACACAAAGTTCAACGCTGACGGTGAGTACCGGACTGAGCTTCTGCTTAACCCGGAGGATGCACAGGAGCTAATCGAAGCTGTTGATGCTGCTATCAAAGCTCAGAAAGAAGCGGTCGTCAAAGACCTGAAGCAGAAGGGTAAGAAGGGAAAGGCTCTGAACATTAAAATGTCTGCGAAGCCTTATAAGGACGACGTGGACGCTGACGGTGAGGAAACTGGTCTGATCAGTTTCAAGTTCAAAATGAAAGCGAAGGTTACCAGCAAGAAGGGTGATGTCATTGAAATGTCTCCTGCTATCTTCGACTCTCAGAACAAGCCCGTCAAGGGTGTTCCTGTATTCTCAGGTTCACAGATTCAAGTCGCCTATGAGATATTCCCCTATTACACAGCCATGGCTGGTTGTGGTGTATCCCTTCGGCTCAAGGCTGTGCGTGTCCATGAGTTAGTTTCGGCTAATCAGGACGGTGCAGGCTACTTCGGTGATGCCGTTGAGGGTGGCTACGAGTATGAGGAAATAGCTCAGGCTGCTTCTCAGGATGACGATGAGCAAGCTCCGGAATTTTAATCGCAAGCAACGCAGAGCAGGGCTAAAGCATGGTTGGAGGTCAGGACTTGAGAAAAAAGTCGGACGGGAACTTAAGGAAGCCGGTGTCCCGTTCGGCTTCGAGTCCACCAAAATCGAATATCTGGAGCCAGCCCGTAAGCGTAAATATACTCCAGACTTTTTTCTACAAAACGGAATCATAGTTGAGACAAAGGGCAGGTTTACTGTCAATGACCGCAAGAAACATCTGCTCGTGAGGGAACAGTATCCAAGTCTCGACATCCGCTTTGTTTTCTCCAACTCAAACAATAAAATCTACAAAGGTAGCAAGACTACCTATGCCATGTGGTGCGAAAAGCATGGCTTCAAGTATGCGGATAAGACAATACCGCAGGAATGGATAGACGAATAATGTCTAAACCTTTAGACCTTACAGGAGTACGACAGGGAAAATTGACCGCTATCAGACCAACTAAGCGTAGAGTAGGAACCCATGTCTGTTGGGAGTGCAAATGTGATTGTGGTGGGGTGGCCTACCCTACCGCAGCCAACTTCAAGAGAGGACATACTCGATCTTGCGGTTGTGTCCGTACTGAAAAAGCTGTCGAAGTGGGTAGAGCTAATGAAAGGCATGGTCATACCACAAACGGTAGGAGGTCTTCAACATATCGTACTTGGGAGGGAATGATCCGACGCTGTGATAACCCTAACGCTTCCAACTATGAAGACTATGGTGAGCGAGGTATTCGGGTTTGTGACAGGTGGCATGATTTTATGAACTTCCTTGAGGATATGGGTGAACGTCCAGACGGCAAGACTTTAGACCGCTATCCTGATTGTAGTGGTGACTATTCTCCTGAGAACTGTCGGTGGGCATCATGGGAAGAACAACAAAATAACAGGTCTAACACTCGTTGGATTGAGTTTAACGGTGAGCGACTATCTCTCACAATGTGGGCCAGACGTACCGGACTGAGCCGCGACACCATACGGGGTCGTCTCGACCGGTTAGGCTGGTCTGTCGAGAAGGCTTTAACCACACCCGTAAGGTCACGGAAAGGAGGAAAGAAAACTGAAAGTACTAGCTAAGGAGAACATTGGATATATCGTGATCCACTGTTCGGCCACCCCACAGCACATGGACATAGGCGTGAAGGAAATAGACGAATGGCACAGAGCAAAAGGCTGGTTCAACGGCTGTGGTTACCACTACGTTATACGCAGAGATGGCACAGTTGAAACCGGGCCTAGGCTCAGCGACAAGGGCTACCACCCGGGTGCGCACTGCCGTGGGTTAAATCAAATCTCTATTGGAGTCTGTCTAGTGGGTGGCGTTAGGCGCAACGATAAGAAGAAAGTGAATGGATGGGAGAACACCCGTCCCCATAACAACTTTACCAAGGCACAGTTCCGCAGTCTGAGGGAGTTGTTATTCAACCTGAAACAAAAGTTTCCACGAGTGAGAGTCATCGGACACAGGGACGTACCCGGAGTAATGAAGGACTGTCCTTGCTTTGATGTGCTTAGCTGGTTGGGAGAGGAGTATCCAATAACATAATAAGGAGGTAAGCAAATGAGGCAAGAAACAAAAGTTCTGGATTTTATGAGCAAGCATCCTGGTGTGGGCATCACAGCTAAAGGAATTTTCCGGCTTGGTGTCCTTGGCAAAGCGCCTTATACCAGTGTTACTCGTGCGCTGAACCGTCTCGTCAACGAAGGGGAAATCAGAAAAACTTCCCAGTCTGTGGTCGAGGAGTTCGGTATCAAGAACCGTTTGTTTGTTTATGATCGGAGCTAATCATGACAGACAGTCCCAACGAAAGATGCGTGGGACACGAGCCTTGTCCGTCCTGCCAGAGCAAGGATAACTTTGCCCGGTACGAGGACGGACACGGCTATTGCTTTACTCCCGGCTGTGAATATCGGGAGTCGGCTAAGGGTGTCCCTGAGAACAGTCCAGAGGAACCCCTCTCAGACGACCTCAAATTTGAGTGGCAGGAAGGCGAGACTACCTTCCTGAAAGGCCGCGAGATTCGGGAGGAGACATGCAGTAAATTCGACTATCAAATAGGGAAGTTCAAAGCCAAGAATCCATTCGATGAACGGGATGGACAGTGGTGCCACATAGCAAACTTCAGACTCAACGGCAAGCTGGTCGCTCAGAAGATCAGGTTTCCTGACAAGGAGTTTCGCTATCATCGGCTCACAAAGTCGCACCTATTATGGGGTATGCAACTGTGGAAAGAGGGTGGCAAGAAGCTCGTGATCACCGAAGGTGAGATAGATGCTATGTCAGTCTCTCAAGTACAAGGAAATAAATGGCCTGTTGTGTCAGTACCTAATGGCGCGGCGTCAGCGAGGAAGGCTATTCAAGAGAACCTTGAGTATGTCGAGTCGTTCCAAGAAGTGATCTTCATGTTCGACCAAGACGACCAGGGGCGGGAAGCAGCCTATGAGTGCGCTATGCTCTTGAGTCCGGGTAAGGCTAAGATTGCTGAACTACCCTTGAAAGACCCTAATGAAATGCTGATCACAGGCAGAGGGAACGAGATCGTTGACGCTCTGTGGCAGGCTAAGACGTTCAGGCCCGATGGCATTTTAAGCGGTGCTGAGACGTGGGAGATGGTGTCGAAGATACTTGATGTTCCCTCAACACCGTATCCTTGGGAACACTTCAACGGAAAATCCTTTGGCATCAGGACAGGTGAGATTGTAATGGTGACAGCCGGGTCAGGTATTGGCAAGTCAACACTCTGCCGGGAGATCGCCTACTACCTGTTTGAAAATGTCAAAGACACAGTTGGGTACATCGGCCTAGAGGAGTCGGTGGCGCAGACAGCGAGAGCTTTCATGTCACTAGACAGCGGTGTACCCCTCCATTTAAAACCTGAAGCCTTGAGCAAGGAAGATCAGCACAAGGCTTGGGATAATGTACTTAACCATAACCGTCTGTATCTGTACGACCATTGGGGGTCTATCGATGGCGACAACCTCCTCAGCCGTATGAGGTACATGGTCAAAGCTCTTGGCTGCAAGTGGCTGTTCCTTGATCACATTAGCATCATGATCTCAGGCTCAGCCGACAGTGACGAGAGAAAAGAAATAGATAGGGCTATGACTAGGTTCAGAACTTTTGTCGAGGAGGTTGATGTTGGATTATTTATTGTCTCTCATCTACGCAAACGACAAGGTGGGAAAGCGTTTGAAGACGGTGGTCAAATATCTATTAGTGACCTTCGTGGAAGTGGTAGTCTCTATCAGCTTTCGGACT